TCTTTTGCCCAAAATAATATATCAGGATTGTGTTCTTTACCTACAATCTCTTTAGTTCCTATTAGCTTAACAGCTTGAACTAAAATTCTCGGTGATTTTTCTTCTTTTAGCCAGTCGTAACTCATGCCGTTTCGTTTATTTCGTCTTCGGGTTTAATAGCAAAATACGAATGAGATTCAATGCTTCTTTCAAATGCTGTTGCTAATTGTTTACCATAACATTCATAAAGCTTACTTTTTAATTCTTGTACTTCGCTGTGTGTGTACCATAACCACATTGCAAGTACTCCAGTTGCTCCTTGTTTTTTAATTATTTCTAAAAGTTTAGTTATATCAATCATTGTATTTAATTTTCTATTGGTGGAAATGGTGGTGTTGGTTTCGGTTCGTACGGTATCAATTCAAGGTCTTTAACCCACATAAATTCAGGATTAACACATTGCTCCATTTCCTCAACTGAGATTACCCAATTATTATTAATATCTTGAATAGGATTGAAATAAGAGTATGGTGCATACCATTGACCTATTAATTCGTCTTTTTGTACCTCTGTCAATAGTCCGACATACGTCAACTTTTGTTCCGTTGTTAAATCTGTTAGTTTCATACTTGTCTCCCTAAAGTTGTTTGGAATGCTTGTACTGCTGTATAAAAATTAGCTGCTTCGGCATCTGTTAATCCATCACCTATTGAAGCAAAGGCATAATTTCTTTGAGCGTAATATTGTGGGTTACCTTGAAAATTTATAGCTGCTAAAAATAAATTTACCTCACCTCTTGCTCCACTTGCACCAGTATATGTGCTACCTAATTGAACATTATTTTTAAATAATTTTAAAGAACTTGCAGATGTTCTTGTTCCAATATAAAAACCAGTTGAATTTGTGTTTGCTGTTATCACACCTACACCTCCATGAATATAAGCATAAGCAGTATTTGAATACCGAGCATATAAAGCACTTACAGCAGATACCAATTGACCTCCAAAATCAAGACCACCTAAATCATTATTTGTTCTTGAATAAAAAGATAAATGAGCTGAATTATTTGTGTTAAATTGAGTATTTGGATTGAACCCTGTATTTGCATAACCATTAGAGCCTGATGTATAACCATTAGAGTTATGTGTTGCAGCACCATTAAATGATAATTGATATTGAGCTGTATTCTTTAAATTATATGTATGTGACGCCGCAAGTCCACCAACAAATGGATACAAAGCTTTCATCTTAGTCCAAATAGAATAACCTTTCAAGTCAGTTACCAAAGTATTAATAGCCGCTTGTTGAGTAGGGTCTGTAATTGAAGCAGCTGTTATAAATGCTTGAGCATCAGGGTCTGTTGTAACACCTACAATATCAGTTAAACCTGCCCAACTATCAGCGTGAATATCACCCCAACCAATAGCATTGTTTGCACCTTGCCCCCAACCTATAGCGTTGTTTGCTGCGCCATCACCCCATCCGTTACTATTTGCCATACTTTATTAACTTATTGATTCGTGTTTTGTTCAATTTAAGTCAATAACAACCTCGTAGCCTTGTCCCTCATAAGCAATTTTAGCATACTTATGAGCTGTCTCCAATGATTGTGTTTCATTAGGCTCTAAATTAGCTGTTAAAGAGCGTGATTCAACGTCTGTAAACACTACTTTATTCTCTTCAAATGTTTGCTCACTTACATAAGTTATAATTCCTATCTCCAAAGTAGTGCCATTTGCACGTCCTACAAACTCCACACGACCATAAATTTCTGGAATTACTATATCAGTTCCTGATAATTTAATTTGTTTTTGTTCTGTTCCTTTAATTAAAATTGCCATAATATTTTTTTATGCTAAAATACCTAAATTTCTTAATGCTTTCACTACTTGTTGTAAAGTGTACCCATCAAATGTATCTGTTGATGTCAATGTAGTTCCAGCATTACTTACTAATGTAGCCGCAGCAACCCCAGTTGTTTCTTGATATAACTTAACAACATTTCCGTTTTCAGTTCTAAAATGTGGAGCAGCATTTCCTGCTGTTATATCTGCTGAATATTGTTGATAAGCATCTGCAGGTGAAGAACCCGGAGCCGTTCCCGTGTATTGTGCTAAAACTTTGTCTGAACTCGTACCAAAAGACGTACCTCCAATAGCTACATTCCCACTTGTTGAATTAAATATAACGCTTCCAGTTGTTGTTTGTAAGCCTATATGAGTACCTCCGTTTAAATTAGATATTGTTGGATTATAATATATACCTCTATATGTTACTGTATTAGCAACAGCTGCACTAATAATTGGTGTTATATTTAAAGTGTTTATTGTTCCAGTGGATACGTTAGTTGTATAACTTTGCGTAAATGAATAAGCATTACCAACACCATTTCCACACCAAGTAAAATTCATTGTTTTATTTCCAGCACTAAAAATATCTACACCAGCTGAACCGGCACCCCCATCTGGAAACACACCTATTGAGGTATTGTCATTTGCTGTTGGTGTTCTAAAGCTTATTCCATTCGCTGCTCTCACTCTGCCAGTTGTAGCCACAAAATCTGTCGCTTGTAAGCCAGTTCCAGCTGTAAAAATACCACCACGAATAATTCCACTTGACTGTATAACACCAGTAACATCTAAAGCAAAATTTGGAGTAGCTGTATTTATTCCTAATCTATTATTTGTATTATCCCAAAATAAATTTGCACTTTGAGATAGTTGATTTGAAGCATTTTGAAAAAATACACGACCAGCAGTTCCCGAACTTATTGCCGTTGAATTAACAGTTAAACCCGAATCATTATTTGTCCAGCTTAATGTTCCAGTTCCATTTGTGGACAAAACTTGTCCACTTGTTCCATCTGCTGTTGGTAAAGTGTAAGTAGTGTCTGCACTTAATGTATCTGGAGCTTTTAAACCTATGTAGTTAGTTCCGTTTGAAAACCCCTCGTAAAATAAAACTTCTTTTGCTGTTGATCCTGATAAACCTTGTAAATTTACATTACTTTCTATTTTTAAGATACCAGAACCATTTGGACCTATTACAACATTATCTGTTCCCTCTGAAACTATTTTAAATCCATTAACATCTAAATTTCCTCCAAGCTGTGGTGAAGTGTCTAATTTAAGTTCATTGATTTCTGAACCAGTTACATACTTAGTATCGTAAGTAGTGCCATTAAAGTCTGCTATTGGAATCCTATCGTTACTTTCAACCTTTGCTGCTTTCGCTGTTAGTTGACTTATCTTTATGTCCGCCATTTATTTTGTTTAAATAAATTTGTAATTTTCTAATGTTTTCAGCCTTTGGCTTGTACTTCTTTAAATGAACCATCCAGTATAGTTATTTTGAGTATCAGGATACATATCCCCGTTTGAATTTAAGTTATATTCAGGAAATAAATCTTGGTTAAAACTCATGTAATCAATAAATCTTTCGGTGTAATGCTGTGCTATTGAACGTTCTTTTTCAATTAAGAAATCAATTTCATCTTTTTCTACGTTTGTTGCATTCTCCGAATTATGCTTAAATACTCCTTTATTAGCGATTGTATATGCTGCGAAAGGTAAGTATTCAACCATCGCCCAATGTATCAGCATAGGCTTTATATACGTCGTTACAAGCGTTAAATAATTACCGCCTAAATCATCGTTTACAATATCATCTTTTATTTTGTCTAAAAGACGAGTGCCTAAATAATTTTGAATGTGAATATCTTGAGCTACTTTAATCCATTGAATAAAGTTATCCGTGTCCACGTTGCCATTCATGGCTGTAAACTTCACTACGTCATCTCTTGTTATAAGTAATGCCTCTGCCATCTTATTTTCTATAATATCCTCTGTCCTCTCTGTCAATCATTCTTTGACTTACCAAACTTGGATTTTTAACTACATAACCTAATTTCTCTGCTTTTGCGCCAGCGATTTGTTTTGCTGTTGCAATATCCGTTGCTTTGCCCTCAAACGTTGCATATACTCTTTTATTCCAACGGTGGTAACAATTAGCACCACCTTTATACAACCAAATTGAATACGTTGAAGCTCCATCGATTCCAAAACCAGCATTAACTGGCTGACTTCCCATTTTTATAATATCCTCTTTTCGATAAACTTTATTTGCCGACATCATGGCTTTACAAAATGGTCTTCCTTTTCCTGATTTACCGCCAGTTTCTCCAGCGTAAACATATCGAGTTAAAAATTTAACGCCATCAATTACCGCATCTTGTCCGCTTCGTAAATTAGGTCTCGGATCTCCAGTTGAAACTAAATTAACAACCTTTGACAATAAACTTTGCTTTGGCTCTTTGCTTAATATCTCGTTGTCTTTGTCATCTGTATCGTAATCAACTTCATGTTCATCTATTAATACCCAGTCAGGGTTTTCATCTTCGCCTAAATCAATTAATGCTTGAGCAATTTTATCGCCTTGGGAGCTTAATTCAGTGCCTGTTTCTTCGGCTACTTGTTCCTCTGTTTGAGCGTTTTCTAAGTCCATGAACTCCAAAGGTTGCAAAGTCTTAAAGAATAACTTTAAAGAAATACCATTGTAAGCCAATATTCTATCAAAAGCTTCAAGTAATTCATCTTGCATAGGCTTAATAACCATGTTATCAAACAAAATACTTGAGTTTTTAAGTTCATCAGCATTCGAACTAAAGCCAGTTGTTGTAGCAATACCAAATAAAAGCGGACTTGTTACATTATGTCCTAACATAATCTTACGTAAACACTCCTCACTTAAATACGAATAGTGTTCAGGTGCATCGTTTAACGGAATGTCATCTACAGTTGTTTTGCTTGTTTCACTTGCATTAAAAGCCACAATCGTTCGCAGTCCTTTAGAACCCGTTAATTGTGCGTTTACTTTGTTTGTAATGATACTTTGTTGCTCTTCAGTAGGTATTCCATTATTGAAGTTAATAACCTTTGTACCGCTGAATCCGTGTTGAACTTCATTAATCAAATAGTCTGCAATTTCCTCTTCAAGTTTAGCGTATGGAACAGCACCTTGATAATCAGGATAGGCGTAATACTTCATGCCTACCGTATAAGGTTTAATGTAAAGTATTTCTATTTGCTCATTTGAATATCCGTAAGCAGGTATTCTTTTCGGAGCGTACTTTTTAACGTCTTGCCAATTATCTGAATAATAATACCCCTCTACCTCTCCGTCTTTATTGCACTTTTCAGCACGTAATAAGTTGACAGGAATGTGATACGCCTTTAAGATTCTTTTGCGGTCTTTAGAGTAATGTATTTGAATAGAACATTGCCCTAACATCTTTCTATCAATAAATAATTTACGAACGCAATCAGGATGTAATAAAGCCATCATTTGAGCGTACTCATTTGGCTTTTTACTCGCATCTAAGGCACTTAAACCACGCCCATACGCCAATCTACTAATATTGTTTATTATTGCGTTATTCGTTGTTGAATACGTGTATCTGTCAATTAGATATTGAAAGTAATTATTGTCTTCCCCAAACTCCACCCAATTATCTCTTTTGGATTCTTGAATTACTGGCGTTTGGTAAGAGCTTAAATTAATAATATGTATGTTATCACTCATAAACTATAAAAGTATTTGCAGTTGTATTTGAAGTATATTGACCGTTGTTAACCGAAAATGTAACTATCGGTTGGTCGGTGCAAAATATCCTATCACGATAAACGATATTCGTTCCGTCTTTTAGTACTAAATTATAAAAATGATTTTCAACTAAGGCAACCTCAACTAATAATGTCGAATAGTATTCGCCCTCTGTAAAAGTCCATTCTTCAACTACCGTAGTTTCATTTGTTTGGTCATCCGTTATTTCAACCGTGTCAAAGTCTGCATTTCGCGGAATTAAAGCAAATGTTTGCGGTAATAAAGAAGTCGTTAAAACTATCATACTTATATAACTAATTCACTACGGATTTGTTTCTTAAATAAAAAACCCCACCTAAAAAGGCAGGGTCTTAAACCTATTATTAACAGACAATCCTAAGAAGTAATTACAATGGCATCATCAGCACCATCAGTAAAGATAGCTTTTAATCCAGCTTCATCAGCGCAGTCAATGAAGTATGCAGGGCTTTTTTCCATTCCTGTAAATGTCAAATTATAACCGTTGAAATCTCCCATTGCAGTTCCTGAAGATACAGTTCCTGCAGTAACGTCGCATCCTTGATCATAACCAGCTAAAAAGAATTGGTGGTCTCTTGTTTCAACAACGATTCTCGGACGTCCGTAAGCTAACAATTTAACGTTCTTATGCGTTACAGCATCTTGTTTCTTTAATTGAATAGTTAATACTTGCTCAAAGAAAGTAGTCCCATTGTCTCTTGAAGTTTGGATAGTTTGCTCAAAACCATTTGCACCTTTCAATTCATATTTGTAAAGGTTAATTTGTGTTGCAGTGTACCAAGTAGTAATTTGGTCATCACCATCAAAAACAACGCTTGAAGATAATGTATTCAAATCACCATAGTTAATAAAGTAAATATTTAGAAGTCCTGAAATTGCATCCTTGCACGCTTCTAATCTTCCGTTTGCTATATCGCAGCTCATTTTATTATTTTTTTAATGTTAAACAAAAAAGGGTGGCGTATAT